GTCCTCTCAAGTATCTTAAGAGTATAACCCTGAATCACATAAAATGTGGTTCAGTTCTCTCACGTGGGAAACACGGTATTTCCGATAAAGTCGTGAAATACTGTGAAAAGGTAATCGACATACGCAAAGCGTTGTCGACTCCCTTTGATGTCAGGAGAATCAATGATTCCACCCTGGCATATGAAGCCTCTCCTTTTATAGACTCTATAAAGGTTAGGCTTTTATCACCGCTTACTAAGAGTTTCGAAGTAAGTAGTGATAGAAATGTAGCCATTGGAAAGGGAATTTCCCTGGGTAGAACCCTCAAATGGCTAAACAGAGACCATTTCCCCACAAAGTGGGTGCACATGGTAAGAGACCGATTCTTTCAAAGAATGGGTTCTCTCATGCCAGATCGCTCTAGTGGAGTGTACTGGCATTTAATGCTCCCCAGTTACTGGGGAGGATTAGATTTGTATCTCCCCGACGAAGTCGAGGAGTTATACAATAAAGTTCCCACCCTGACAAAGTCGGTGATGGAAACTTTTATCACTGATCACGAGGATTTTCCTTATGATCAGGGATTAATGAGTAAATTACTAAGTAACTACTCATACCGTGGGTACCGTCTCAGTGAGACGGACCTACAGGCAATGCGATCTCATTTTGAGGTCGTCATTAAGAAGTTCATGCCATCTTGTAGGTGGCATGAACTTAAAGCGGAATTCGACCCCACTGGGATCGAATCCGCTCAATCCCTCGCGGATAGAATCTATTCGGAGGGATGGTACGACGAGCACTCCATCATGGAGAAGCTTTCTCGTCCTATACTTTTCAAGGAGATTCTCCTTGGAAAGGAAAGTCCTACTGTATACAATACAGAAAGACTTAAAATGAGGTACGCCAAACTTTGGGATCTCATTTATAAAGGCGACTCAAGACTCAGTCTTGAGGACTTTAGAACAGCCCTGGTAGCAAAGCCACCAGGAATGTTTTACAAAGTGGGTTATCCAGAGGAAATCCACTTTGCAAGCGATCGAGGATACATCTACAAGAGTGTCCTCGATGACGCGCTACACGGCATGCCTGTACTAAGTATAGGAATGCCGTTTGCATAATGCATCGTCCTACTCCCCGAAGGGATAGTAGGCGATAATGCATGATACCGTCGCTG